CATCATCAATAATATACAGGACAGTGGGAGGAGCTTGCAAGAAAGCAAGATGGCGCCCGTTAAGGCGGGGCTTGCAAGGTGAAATGAGATGCATGTTCACTAGTGTACTTCCCGTAGTGAACTTTGTGGTGAGCTGGACCCAAGCCAAGGGCGGAGCCTCCTGCTCATGAGATAAGGAAACGGAACCCCATTGGAGCGGCGGCGAGCCAGAGAACCACGCAACCGTGGAATTTCCTGTTTACCCCATGAGAGTCCCCTCCCCATTTCCTCCTTTTGTGCAGCTAGGCATACCATTGGCTGGCCGCGAGCCAGTGTTATATAACAGCGGGTTGTTCCAGGACAATGCCCTCAGAAAGCACATGTCCATTGTTTTAGGGAGCGTTCCCATTGGCCGGGACGGGAGCCAACTGACGCGTTTCCCGATGGGAGTGCCTGCCACAGGGGTATAAATAGGGCTCTCTCTCAGTGTTTCCCTGAGCAGTGCACATCGAGAGCTGCCCCCGTGTGGTGAGTTACCTTATTTTCTGGGATGGATTAAGAGGGTATGCTGATATTCTGTTCTTCTCTGAAGCCCTGTTTTCCTATTTTTCCCTTGTGTAGGCCCTCTGAGCTGCTCCCAACGTTCGCTGGCCCCGCTCCGTGGTCTCACGCGCCGTGACAGCCCTCTACAGGTATGTCATGGGGATGTATGTGGTGTTTGTGTGCCTGCATCCTAGACTGTGCAACTGTCTGTGTGTCTGAGCCTGCGTTATGGCCTTTGCTTACATATGTCTCTCATTGTAGGATGTCTGCCTGCAACGTCACCGATCTCAGGAGCGCTTTTACTGTGGATTTCTGTGTTTGTTCCTATTCAGACGTTTGCGCTGATGTCGGTGGGGAAGCAAAGGGCATCCTAGAGGATCGGCTGTGGCGGTTCTCCATGGAATGCTTGTCTGGCTGTGGTGTGATGTATACCTCCTGCGTGAGCCACTACGACGAGGCTGAGGACGCCCAGCATTTCTTCATTACCATTGCCGGGGAGGGTGCTAGCGATTACGCGCATCTCTACGTGTACCAGTGTACCGGTTTCATGTCGGAGTCCTTTTTGGCCGCTACTGGGTATCAATTGATGTGTTCGACGTCAACGAAGAAGAGCACGTTTCCGGATGTTCGTTTCTGATCGTTTCCCGAGATGGAGGAGATACCATGCACAGCTTCTTCCCTTCATAATGTTGCAGTAATAAAAGGATCTGCTTCAGCACTACAGTTTGTTGGCTTTCATTATTGCCCCGTTCCTTGGGGGGAAATCCTCTCGTCGTATGAACAGCATGTTGGGAGATTGTGTTGTTCTGTGTGCGAGAACCCTTGGTATACCACGTGGACATGTTCTGAGAATCTTATCGGGGAGGAGACCTGGACTATACATTGTCATTGTTCCTCACCCAGGAGTTTGCAATGTATGTCTCAAGCCGCGTTGGTGAGTCACTGGTTGAATGAAGTGCTAGATGGGATGTTGTATGATGCAAAGTTTTGCTTTTATCGTGAGATTGCAAATAAGTATTCTCCCCGGGAATTCCAATATGCGGGAAGTGTCTTTTTCCGGGGTTTGCATCTTGTATATATGCATTGGCAGCGGCCGTACTATTATATCTTGTCCAGGGGTCATGTTTCCTTTGGGAGACACAAGGCATACCTGTTGGAGGGATACGTGGTGCTGTTCTGCACGTCATGTAAAAACCTGTCTGAGATATCCGCTAGATGTTGTGCGAGACGGATAAAGCTTCTTATAAGGAAGCTAGCTAATTATCTTGCTAAGAAGCATGTTTTGAAGGTGTGGGATAAAAAGTATTGTAAAAATCGACTATTAAAGAGGACGCATTGGTATCGCTTTCCGGTTGACATGTTGCATGACATGCATTATTCGTTTTAAATAAAGGAAAAAAGAGAACCTAAGGCTTGTTTGCATCGTTTTTTTTTTTGGTTTTATTAATCCTCTCCAATGTATGAGAAACTAGTTGGCGAAAGGTTGCAGGGTAGTACCACGGGCGATAATGGGCCCCATTTGAACTGAAGATTGTATTCCGGTTTACCTTCTGAATCCAAATTGAAATAAATTCTGAGAGTTGTAGGGCGATGGTTTACAAGTAACACATTACCCTCTTTGGTAGTTTCCTCCAGGTAAGATCGCATTACACAGAAGTTTCGGTACGATGTACGCGAAGTGTACATATTCTTTGCCGGGAGGAATTTTCTCGGGTTAAAGGCGTCTTGGAGGGACGCGTCATCGGTTTTTAAGCGCAGGGAACCCGTGAAATTTCCCCTGTTTTCAATGATGTTTCCGCGCTCATCGAAGGTTATGTTAACGGATATAACGGGAGTTGATGAATCGTCTAGTCGATTGCATTGGAAAGCCACCAGTCCGTGAACTAGAGCGCCACTTCTGTTTAGCAGTAGAAAAAACGTGCCGTAGGGCTCTTGTTTGCTATCTGTGACGTTAAGTTCCACATCGGTACCCGTCCATACCGTTTGGAAAGGTGGGTATAGTACGGGATCGACGGTTAGCTTTCCATCCTTAACTACCATCCCTTTTCCTGTGTTGAGGTAGACACCATCCGCGGTTTTATCTAGGGGTGGCTGGGTCTTTATGCATATCGCATCGGAGTCTACTCCGAGTCCTACGCCGAGGGCGCAGGAGACTCCGTCCACGCCTACGGTGATCGGCGCATGCGTGTTTATTCCCAATCCCAAAGCAGATATGTTCAGGGAATCATCCAATTGCATTGTCAGAGCCCCGTTTACGAGTTTGAGACCCTGTCCTAAAGTCATCGCTAGACCGTTTTCTACGACTCTGAAGGGTTCCGAAAGCTTAAGAGCAAGGTGCTTGTTATGGACGTGCAAAGGTGAGGCGGCTGATAATGCTAGCCCGTCCTCAGTCACGTGTAGTGGCTCCTTTGCAGTTACCGTCACACCGTCCTTAGTTACCGTGATCGGGCTTATGGTTTTCAATGAAATCCCCTCCTCCGACACTGTAAGGGGATCGGATGTTCGTACAGATAGACCTCGGTTACCCACCTCTAACGGAGAGTCAATGGATAAACCCAGCGCGCCCTCGTCTGTGATATTAAGGGGGGGCGCGGCACCTACACCCAAAGCCGCGTCTTCAAGCTTTAAGGGTTTTGCAAAGCTAAGGGTGAGGGAGCTATCGGTGCAAGTAATAGGGTTAGATGTTGTAATGGAAAGTTTTGAGTCTCTGACTTGTAGGGGCTCATTAACATTTAGAGTTATACCTTCCTCCTTCAGGGCTAATGGGTCAGTGATCTTGGGAATGAGGGCGGAGTTGACATTGGTTTCTAGCCCAGGACCTAGATCTAGGGTTATTGTGTCGTCGGCTACGGAGAGGGGTGGAGTGACGAAGGTGGACTCTCTCTCGAGTTTACCGTCCCTGCTAATCGCTATTCCTGAACCGATCGCCACTGTAAGTTCGCCGTTGTCCGTGAATGCAAGTGGGGCGATGGTGCTCAACTTCAGAAAACCCGGAGGGGACTCTTTAAATCCGCGGCTATCAAAGAATGCCGGGCTTGTAATTTCAGTCTTTCTGTATTTGTAGGGGTAAACGGGGTTGAAATCGACTCCTGCTCTCTTCATTATGAAGCTCTTATACAACGGGGAGCTGTTGGAGACAAAAGTTAGTTTTTCAATATTTAGAAAGTTCGCGGTGAAGAATGGTTTGAAGTACACGAGTTGGGAACAAGGAGATTGGGTTGAAGTGAGAAGTCAAGAGACAAAGCAACATTTTCAAAATTTATTGAGGTAAGGGTTCTACGTTCGGAAGGGGGGTGGCGAGGTTTACAACGTCTTCAGCCCGTTGTTTTTTAAAACCACGTAAAGTGACTGTCCCGTCGACTTGAGGTTCCCAGTGGATATCGCAGGAAAGATATTTCAGTATACCAAAGCGTTTCTTTCTTAGAGCCAGGATCAGCGCTACAGCGAGGAAGGTTAGGTAAAGCACAGTGGAGGAGAGTCCTGAATACAGTGGAATGAGTGTGTCTAGAACAGCGAGTTCGCTTTCAAGCCTTTGCTGTCTTTGCGAGAGGTTACTGAGTGGTGTTGTTCCATTCATTCCTGAAATTCAAAGATATAATGGTTTACTCTGTAAATTGTCCATGCGAAGAGGCGTACGTGGTGATTTCCATTGAGTAATGTAAATACCTATAGACAGGATTATGTTGTACGTCTCCTTAGCGGCTTTGTGCTTGCAAAGGAAGTATGTTGCTACTGCAAAGAACAGCAGCAGACTCAGTACTAGAAAGATTTCAGAATCCGTTTGGAATGGCAAATCCTCATGTAGGCTTTGTCTTAGTTCGCCGCCGGTTGTCGCAACATCAACGGTGATGTTTGGAAGGGCATCTACCACCGTTAGGTTAAACACCTCAAAGATATAAGAGTTAGACGGAGACTCCATGATAGCAAAGTAGAGTCCAGAAGTCCCCTCTGTCACATTGAGAAGTTGTAAAGATCCGTTTGGAAAGAGAACGCAGTTTAGAATTTTACACTGCCTGGAGGTGTTCCGCGTGACTGCGATTGTTTCTCCCAGTTGATTGCGCCACTCGATATCAGCTAGATCGGCCGTTGCAAGGTCAAGGAGGGCAGAGGCGTTTTTTAAAGCAAAAGTTACTTCATATTGACTTCCCTTGCACACTCCAAAAAAACAAGTAAAGAAAATGGAGCTAGTTGTAACCGTCCACGGCATTTTTGTCAAAGTTGAAGTTAAAGATGTACTGCCTAGGAAAATCACCCGGCGCCCCCGAGAAGGGGTGGAAGTATATTTCGGGAGCGAGATGCCTCAAGAACCTCTGAGGGTCGAGTGATTGTTCCAGGACCTGACGATCATTTATAAGCATTTCATCGTCCGACTCATTCCCGCCAGCTAATTGAAATGTTCCCTCGGAAGGAAGGGCGGGGATTAGCTTCCCGCTGTTTTCGTTAAGAGTTAGTCCGGATGCCTTCAATGTCGGGAAGTAGGGAGTGGTTGGTATTCCAACTGACAAGGTCGCGTTATCCTGTTTTCTTGGGACCTGGTCCAAGTGCTTAAAAAATGCCATCGCGGGCGGTTTATAGATAGGAATGTCCGTTAGGCGCGACTGTTCCATCAATATCCTGTTTCTTTCATCATTAAGCCTGCGGATCTTAGTCACTGTTTGATCACCGGCCCCTAACCAATTAATTCTAGTGGAATAGTCCTGGGACGCGCCAGAACGTATTCCGAGTTGTGGTTGGTAGCTCCAAATGTAAGGGGTGGGGACGGCGTTCATTTTTCTATATAAGGGGTCGGCACTTGTGGCGTTGCACAGTACTTTTCAAAGAGTGCTTCGGCGTCTTCGAGAGTTCTGTGCAACTGATCTTCCGTGTTGTGATAGAGACAGCTGCGGGTAAGGGATCGAAGGGAACGGTTTTTTATCTTTAGCGCAGTCTTCTTTCCTCTCGTTTGCTGGAATATGGCATAGAGAGTAGGAAAAATTTGCTCTCTTAGTTTTTGAGTGTTCAGGTTCTCGGTTGTAGATCTTTTTTCCTCAGGATCTGTGAGAATTATAGTAATGTATTATATTCCTTGGAAGAAGGACTCCCTTCTTAAATAGCATGTATCGACGAGCAAAGGATATGTCTCCATTGCTTTCAGTCAGGCAGAGCAATATGGCGCTTTTGTGTTTCCTCCAAGAATGATAGCTCTTACCCCTCTGCTTTTCCTTTTGATCCCATCTACGGTGAACCGTCTGTGCCTTTGACCGCGCGGGTCTTTGTGCTGTGCTTTGTATTCGCGATTCCATTACGGGACTGTCTCTGCTGTCCTCGTCCATGGAGTCGCTGTCTGCGTTGTATTCTGTTTTCGTCTCCATTTCCTTGTGTGTTGTTGATCTCTGTATGAGCATTAAACATGGAAGGTGTGTTGAGTTCTTCCCCTGTGTGTGGATCTAAGTAAGTACCGTGACCCTTTTTCAGAAGGAACTCTTCCCGCGCTTTTCTGATGGACTGTAGTTGGGCAAGAATGTTAGGCTGAGATATCACACATGCCGTTAGGTTGACATTCGGCGGATTCTTGCGTAATTCAAAAAAGTTAATTTTATGCGCCTCATAGAGCTTGGGGTCGAATTTCCTAAGATAAGCCGAAACCCAGTTCGCCGCCGTAAGTTTCAGAGGTGGAGGGGTTTCACCGGCATCATCTGGAGGGCATTGAAGCTCAAAAGTGCCGATAGTTTCAGTCTCAAGGAGCAGGGCATTGTTGAGGGCGAGCGAACGTAGCGGGGAACAAAGATTACATCTACAGTGGCAGTCTAGTATCCCCTCCTGTTTGAAGTCGTAAGCGAGATCGCAATGATACATTATGTAATTCGCAAGCTGCCAGAGATAGGTGTAAGGCCAAAGCTGGGGCGGACATTCCCGGAACGTCATGGGAACGAAGTCAGACGGTAGAGCGTTGCACATGGACGGCAATAAGCCTGATCGTTCCAAAATGAAAGATCTAAAAATATTTAGCATGCTTTGATTCGTAAAGTCCGGAAGACCGTTCTTAAGGACACCGATCAGGTGATCGGGAAAGACCGATCTGCGGAGTTCCTTAGCTATACTTAATTCACCGAAACCGCCTAGGATGTCCTTTCTTGACCGTTTGAGTATAAGACCGAGCTGTTTTAGGTTATCATCCTCTAAGCACTGCTGCCAAACGCCCATGGCCGTCTGCCAGGTATATATCAGAAAGAGAAAAATGGTGTCTCGTATGTAGTCCCTCCTATCTATTCCTTCCAATGTGTTGTGTAGGATTGACTGACCGAGCCTATTTTCGTGCAGCACGCCTAAATATGAAACTAAATTGGTCAGTTCCACATTTCCGATCTTGCATGCCTGCTTGATGTATCCATGTCGGAAAGTATAGTGTAGTGTTTCCTCTAACTTTTGGAGTGTCTCGACGTCTGTAAAGAATTCCCTAAGGCAGTCCAGTTGTAGGGTTACCAGTATGACGGAACTTATAATTTTACGTCTTTTTTCTAGTCTCTGTGTATCTTGAGGAGAGCATTGAATGTATTTTGCAAGTTCGGTGTCGGAGACCGAGTCCTCTACCTCCCCGTTCTCATTTCTCTTCTGAATGAATGTATCTACTAAAATTGTCATTATCTTTGGCGGTAGATTTATTGCCGGGTATGCGAAGTGCGTTATCGCGACGTTCCTTTTAAGGACGGCTAGTCTTGGAGCGTCTCCCTCAAGTTCCACTAAAACCGAGTTTTTGTCTTCCAGCGCGTTTGCTGCAACCTTCTCGGAGTCTCCGATACCTTCGAAAATCTTTCCAATTCCCGTTACTTCTGGAAATTCAGGTATGAGATCCCCCTGACTGAAAGCCCGAATAGTAGAATTGTGCGTACGGTTTGCTCTGCAAGACTTGGGAATCGGACAATTGAGAAAGAAAAGATGGTATGTCGCCAGTGTTTCTGGGACTATGAATGTGGGGTAGAAATTCAGCTTGGCGTTGTTCGGAAAGGTTCCGTTTTTCTCGTATTTTGGTAAGTTACGTGGGCTAAAAAGGTTCCTTTCGTATAAGCATGTTAACTCCTCGATACTCTTAGGTAAGTAATCAGATTCAGCTAGACACTCCACCAAGATTCGACTTTGACGCAAGAGATGTTTGCTTAGGACGTCGCCAGTTAAGTATTCCGAAACTATCTGAGCATGTTTTCCATTTTTCGAATCATCGTTAAATTCCGTTCGCTCTTCTGGAGTCGCCGCTGCGTTGTCGCATGATTGGGAAAGGTTTACTTCCCCAGTCAGTTCATGACATGACTGTATATGCTCTTCTGCCATCTAGGGAAAAAATGAGCCGTAATAACTACGAGGCTTCCCCAATGAGCAGCGGCGATGAAGATGAAGGACGCCTCATAATCGATACACGTCCAATTGTCACTCCAAGAAAAGCTATACGCCGCCGGAAGAGGCGTGTAGAATCGGATGAGGAAAACGATTCCACAAAGATTGTGGAGATGCCTGATTCCCAGCCTCTTATCTTAGAAGACCCGCCCAAGAAAAAGAAAAATACTATTTTCAGGAATAAACCCGATGTGGTAGACGAAAACGCTTGGCAGAAAGCGATGGATGTGGCGGTTGAGATCCTAGTATCCCTAAAAGTAGATATAAAAAACCTTACCCTGTTGCCCGATGCAGGGACCCTCGAGTGTTTTAAGAAGGGAGTCAATGCTTGGATGTTGGAAAACAAGATATATGTCCCCCTAACGTATTCCACCCAAGCAACGTTGGTGCTACAGATCGCACGTTTTTTCTTTAGTTTCGTTATACGTTACGCAGGTTTGACCTGTGAATGGAATCCATCAGGTTGTGTAATATGGGATCATAAGTCCACCCAAGGTCAAACCCTGAAATGTCTACATGGTTGCGCTATGTTGACGCGGGATCACATTGTTGAGATGGATATGAGCAGCGAGGCGGCCCAGAAAGCCCTAAAGGAAACTCCTGATAAGGCCGTTATTGCCGTAAACAAATGGGGCCGTTCCATAGTTCAGTTGAAAAGCGGTGATGCGAAATGCTGCTCCAATGACGCGATGGTTCCTACAGGAACCTTCAGCGCTAAGTCATGCGGAATGTTTTTCACCGACGGTAAAAAAATGGTTACCGCTCTTGAGCAGATAATGGCATTGCAGAAAGCTTGCTATCCGAAAATGGGCAATTCCCTTACCCATCTACTGATGCCTGTTGAGTGTGAGTGTAACTGGGGCAACAAGAATTGCATGCTTCTGGGGAGGCAGTTATGTAAGATGACCCCTTTTGCTCTCACGGCCGCTTCCAATATGGACGTGAGTAAGGTCAGCGATCCAAAACTTCTCGCCACCATTAATCATCCCGTAGTTCTGGTCTTTCAATGTTGTAACCCCGTTTATAGAAATAGCAAGGCAAGTCCTCAGAAAAATTGCGATTTTAAGATCTCGGCCCCTGATGTTATGGCCGCCTTACAGGTGGCGAAACAAATGTGGTTCTCCATAATGAAGGTCCCCGCCCCTGTCATCGTCCCGGAATTTAAATGGAGCCCTCGTCTACAGTACCAAACCACCCTCCTACCGATCGCCCACTGTGATTCCGATGATCGTCTGTTTTAATAACGAACAACGCCCGCATGTGTTTGAATGTCTTTTTTTATTAAAGTCTGCCTTTTTCAAAGCTTGTATTGGCTTCGATCATTGCTCTCTTCGAATTAAAATACGGAGACGTTCTAGACAGAAATGCGTACAATTCCTTTTGGTTGTTTTCCAGAATGTGTTGACATTTTGGATCATATAGTTTATTATTCGAGACTCCATGCAATATGTTGATTACAGGATTATCCATTGCTGACATTGGCCATTTTTTAAACCCGTAGAGAAACAAACAGCAAAAGAGACCGCACGCCGCGCTATCTGGACCTTGTACGGATTGTGTGCTAGTTACTAGCGTCAGACAGCGGTCCGGGGTAGATAATATTGCACTGCGTTTCATCAGCGTGTGGTACTCAAAATCGTAAATCTGTTTCAACTTATCGTCCGAGAAACCAAAAGGATCGAACATGTAGAACGTCCTTGACCTCGGATGCCATCCCATAGCTAGCCAGTGTACGCCGCCTTCACGTCTCGTGCCTGTGTTGACAATGGCACAGCATGTTTTATGTTTAGATATGAATCCAGGGAAGGTTCTGTCGAACGTTCCCAAAAAAATGGAATCAATGCCCAGGTCTCGAATGATATATCTTAATTCCTCTTCTGTGGAACCCATTTTTTATGTGGTAGCGTTGCCGGCAGAAAAAGGGGTTCTCAAATAGACTGCTTCTATAACTCCTCTGTGAGGCTGGTGAATGCGACACACGTCAAACACCTCAAATAGAATATATAGATATGTCGGTTCCTCCATGGGATCAACCTCGAAAACCATATCTAAAGCATGGGCCGCGTTTGCATACAATAAGTTCTGACCGAGGTCTGTTAGCGCGCCCATGGACATGAAGTTAGAGGAGAATGGAATTCTCCACATGACTCTATCACATAGGAATTTCTTTTGAGTCACATTCCTCACCGCCCCTGCGCCGATTAGAGGGTACGGCCAATTTGCGGGATACGGATGCCCCTCCCGGGACAGGTTTTGAAAAAATGAACCAGTGAAGCCTGAATTATTGTGTTGATATCGGATGGTGAGAGCCTGATAATTCGGAATCCCACTTTCGTCAGGAACCTGACGACTCATCGGTTGAAAATTACGTAGAAAGGAATACCACCTATCTTTAGATGGATCCGGCAGGTGAAAGCCTTGGTATCCAATATTGTAGTTTGTAAGCATTTGAATGAGATACCAGTCTTTCGTTATATTACTCTGAGACATTGTGTATCCTTCTCCATCTACAAGTCTCTTTATCTGGAATTCATTAGGCGTCAGAAGCCGATCATTTCCCGGCCAGCTAACAGAAGAGTCGAATTGTACAGAGACTCTACGAAACGTATGATTGAGATAAAAGGTGCCATCTAAGTATGGTATCGTGCCGGAATAATTAAAATAGGGATCAAAGGGAGCCCCCAGAGCCGGCGTTTCCTTGGTCTTCAACCTAGTGAAACTCCAACCGCGAAAGCCGGCCCAGTTCCGAGAAGGGATGGAGATCGGTACCTGGGTAACATTTGGACCGATAGGGAAGAGCATATTCGCTGAGGACAGGTAATCTAGGAAGTTTTGGTCATTTGATTCGTTTCGTAACATGGCCTCCAATGTGGAGGCCGTGGTGTGGGCCATAGGGAAAAAGGAGGCATACAGGTTTATACTTTGAATAGCAATGGATGCGCCATCAGCCCTGAGATCATTACCCAAAGTACTCTGCAAGATCATATTTACGTCCTTTCTAAATGACCATTCATACGTATACGTTCCCGGTAGAAGTAGTAAATTTCGAATCGCAAAAAATTTCTGTGGGACCTGGATATGAAATTCACAGTAACGTCCATTTCCAAGTAATTGTGAGCGGTATCGTAAACCCGAATTACGATGGTGGTTGAACGGATTAACATCGTCCATGACGTCCAATGACCAACGGGCACCAATGTTGACGTAGCTATCTACGAGATTGCTAATAGGTTTTCTGACATTCATATATGCATAAGAATTTCTATCTGCAGGTTCGCGTACATTGGGAGGTGTCCTCTTAAGGCTATCCGGGAGATACAGCGCTACATTAGAGTAAAGGAAGCTTCTCCACATGTTCGCCGCCAGATTAATCTCCATTGCCGGAATGTTGCCCTTTGAAATCGTCTGTTTAGTCTTATCATTATTTATCAATTCCCAGTCACTATTGCCGCTATTACGTTTGACAGGCACAGACGTTTGCGAATCGGGGTCTATTCCACTCAATGGAAAACAGTAGTTAGGCATTTCATCTTCCACCCCTATATTGTCTATTATTCTAACATCGGGATCGTAGTCATCCACAGCCTGATTCCAAAGACTGTAATAACGATGCCTGTCTGTGATACTGTCCATTAGTAGCTGGTACGATAGTTCAGTATTCCTATCCTGTAAATCGACCACTGCATTCATTTGCGAAGATTGACCAGCCAGGACCCCGAGATTGCCATTACTGTTGTAGTACATAAGACCGATGAAATTATCCCTAAAACCGATGTAGTTCGGTCTGTTCGGACACGCTTGCTGACCCAGTCCCGGACGCTTCTGAGACTGGGTAGATGTAACCGAATATGCTAAGTGCGAATCTGGATGACTCAGATTCACATCCTCCACATAAAGAACAGAGTCTGCGTTGCCTTTATCATCTCCGACATGATAAAACTTAACGTCCACATCCCCTTTACTTTGACCTCCCTTTTCGTTCTGTGGCGGGGCATAAGACCCGTAACAGGGATAATGCTCGGTATCTGCTGTCAGCGCTCTACCGGCGACAGGTTTCGCCTTTTCTGACCATGACGGCGCGCCAAATTTAGGCTGCGGTTCAGTCTTTGGATCTGCAAGCTGAACGCCACTGTTCGCGCCAACTTGGTAACCGTACGTAGTCCCGCTACTACCGATTTCGCCCTCTACGGATACCTGCGCGAGAGCCGTTACTTTATTATCATCCATTTTGAATAGAGTGTTGTTTGGAGCCCCTTTAGGGGCCAGGCAGTTGTACGCTGTACCGCTGTACGGTTTGAAGGAGTGACCTCTATCCAGTATTCCCCGGATGTCGAAATACGTACTCGCCATATCCAAAACCCTATTGTCGCCTACACATAACTGAAAGCGAGTTTTGTAAGTATACTGCGTGTCTTCCTGATTAATGGGGACGAAACGTAATTGTAAACGCTGGGATCGTTCCGTAGTCACGTCATGGGTGGGCGCTACAGTTGGATTTCTAAATTTGTTCCCAAGGGAAAAATACGTTTCTGTAGCTCTCTCAAACTGAATCAAGCCGGGGGACAAGTATTCTGTCGCATCCTGTCCCGATATGTGCATGTACGACCATTGTGGCATCATCGAAGGCGTGGCCATCTTTCCAAAGCTTTGACTGTCGCCTTGATAAAAAACAAGGATTCCATAACTTAAAAACAGCGTCTTTTTTTGACCGTGTGCAGTCCTAATCCAACAATATCATTTAATGTATTTTGCCAGTTAGCGCTACTCTGATACGAGAGGAAAGGAAGATTTTCAACCGGACGTTTGGATATGATGGGAACCGGAGGGTTAGCAGACAGCGGTAGAGGTTTTTCTGACTCATCCCTTCTTGGAAGTTCCTTTCCGACCACTTCTTCATAGGATGGAGGAGTATCAACGGGGTCTCTAACTCTCTTTCTCTTTGACGGTAGGTTTGCAATAGGTTCGAGTACCGCGGGCGGTTTCTCTTCAAGAAAGGACTCTTTAGAAATGGAGTCTTCCTCCAAGCGCTTTTTTATAGCCTTATCCAGTTCTTGTCGGGTGATATCTAGAGCCCCATGTAGACCACTGCTGATTCCTTCTACGATTTTATCCTGAAACTTAGTATCCTTAAGTCTTTGCCTAAGAGCCTGTCCGGCACTACTATTCCAGGCCTTTGATCCATAGTTCTTAACGGAACTGCCAAAACTTTTTAATCCGCTCCATATAGACCCCCAATTTAATGCTCCTCCGTTCAAACTGCTGTTTCCAATAGAGCTTGATTCGCTAAGAATAGGCCGAGTTCCTCGACGAGGAGCTAGTGCCGAAAAATTGAGTTCTTCCATCTTGTCTGGCGGTGAAAAAGGAAAGGCAGATACGCTATTAATGTTTCTGGGAAGCTGCGAGGGCCACGGACGCTATCCCTGGAATCGCTCCAATCGCTGCGGCAATGATAGGAGCTAACAAAGGTAGGAACCCTCCCTGCAGCTTTTTCGTTCGACGTTTTCGACGTAAGCCACGTTCCGTCTTATTGACAACAGGAACTCTGACGCGAAAGGTGACCTTGCTCATGTCTTTCTCATCCACTGCGATATAAAACACATCCATTTACATAGTAATCGAGGGATGATACCTCACCCCTCTAGGTATTTTGGGGTTTTCAATTTTTATACTGGGATGATACCAAACGTTAGGAATTTGGTTTTTAATTCTGCGTCTCCGCCTGCGACGGCGCCGTCGTCGCTGCCTGGTCTTTCCTATCTTGTCGACTATCATTGAGGGGTGCAGCCAATATTTCGGTATCTTTCCACGATCAGGTACCTCGACATCAACTGTCTCGACGCTTATGTCGGAGGTTATGGGTGTCGCGCGTCGCCGCTTAACCCTGGGATATCCGGAGTTACCCGCCGGGGCTTTCCTTTTAGGGATAAGGATTTGGATTGTCGGCTGAAGTGTATGCAATTGTGTATCTGACCCCGAAATGGGGAGTACATGCTGGTCAGTGGCAGGTGTAAGGGAGGGAGTTGGATTGTGTTCTGTGAGTGGGGCAAAACTGTATTTCGCTCTTTTGCCATATGCAAACTCTCCTTCTCCCTTCTGCAACATCTCGAGGATGTCCTCATCGGCAAACATCTCATCCATTGACCGTTTGTTGGCTCTCTTGATCAAATGTGGCCGTGTGCTGCTTATGGCATCAAGTCCTTCTATCTCTTCTTTAATCATTGCTGTGGACGTGCCCATCGTCATAATAACACACTGCACATCAAAATGGAAGTTCTGTATTTTAATCATCAGCTGTCGCGCTTGTAGACGGCTTAACACGAACACGGCGGCGTCGCTGTTCCGCCCTATCCTTCAACAGTTTCAGCCATCTATCCCGTAGCATATAATACGTAGTGGATGGAATTACTCTTCCGCGTTTTTTCTTTTTGGGTTTTTTGGATTTTTTGGATCTTTTTCCCCTTTTTTTATTCTTATTCTTAATCGATGGATGGTAGCGCACTTGGGGTAAGTTGATTACCCTTTGTGAGGGTCCTGCCTGTTCCTCGTCAGCTTCGGCGGCGACTTCGACCGCTCCGGCCGATGGTGGAGGAGGGGGAGGTGGAAGTGGAGGTGGAGATGGGGGCGGAGCTGCAGGAGCAGGGGGCGGAGGGTTAACCCTCCCCCTTTTTTTACTCCCCCAAGGAGCCCGATAGTGCTTTCTGACCAGTACGGGATGTTCGGCGGATCTTTTTTTTGCCCCGCCATACATTCTGTATAACCCGAGACCCCACCCTGAATTATTGGATGGCGACTTCAGAGTTGTTCCCGTGGGTATTAAAGTGGCCATTACAGGGTTTTGCTGGATATAACCCTGGGTGTGACGATTCCGAAACTTTTATAAATATATGGGCAGATTCTTCTCCTCGCGTCTGTCACTGACACACGTTGAACACCTGAAATGTTGTTTTTAATGGGCACCACTCCGTGATCTGTCACTGCCGGCACGTTTTCACTGACGGATGTTATATTTAAGGCAGGCGGACGAACCAATATCTGATGTTCGGGAAATCGGTTAAAAACGTGCGTCTGGTTAGTTGTTTCACGTATCAATTGAGAATATACAGCTAATTCATTAAAGTAGAGTCTCGACGCCAACGGTAAGAACTCTGCTCCCACCACCGGATAATTGGACGGGTCTTGCGATTGAGTGAACGTGACGGGAGGTATGGTCAGGTCTGGAAAGCTCCAGTACAATTGTTCCATTCCGCATGTCACATCGGGCGCCGTCAGGAATGTCTTAGACCTTATTCCGAATTCGGGGTCTCCATACGTGTATGCTAGAAACCAGCTCCGGTATGCCGTATCGGTGGGACCGGCCTCCGGATCTTCACCTACGTGGTAACTGCGACCCTTAGAGTCTTCAGTCACAACCTTGATCTCTTTGTTGGTCAGAAAGCTATCTACGTTCATTAAACCCGGTATGTTTCCTCCTGTGAGGTCTTCATATGTGATAACGAAACCTTCTTGATATGGATGTCTCTTTCTAATTCCCAGAAGATTATTCAGACGCGAATGCGTAAAGTCTATTGCGCATCCCGGGAGAAGTACGATGTCCGCGTGAAATCCCTCATAGGTATACGAACCCGGGGTTATAAGTCTGACCTCTGGATCAAATCCCAATCTAAAGTTCCTCGTATCTATTTTAACTCCGATCTCATCTTCATTTACCCCTCCTTGTCTCCCGACAGCAAGGTAGTGTTCAGTTATTGCGTTGTTCATTAGTTCGATTACAGTTTGGTTAGAATAATTCCCCTCGGGTATTGTAAGATCGACCCATTCGTATTTTTTCCAATTACTTCTCCTATCAACTGACGTTAACAGCTTAACCCTGAAGCGGTTTGTAAACATAAACTCATTAATGTTCGGCATGTTGGTGTACAATAATGTTTTGAGGTTTGCCCCCCACCTGGACCGATCATCGAAGGAAATGGTTTGCGTGCTCGCTTCTGAAGGGGAATAATCAGCATTTTGAATTATGCTTGTGAGATAGTTGCTGTGATCGTTTTGATAATTCAGAGCGCTTATATCTGAAGACTTATTATCTGCGAAGTATAGACGGGTGGTGTCATATAAAGGCATTAGCTGACTGTATATTATGCTGTTTCTTCCCTCAGACGGAGCAGAGTAACGTGGAGGAATATAGAGCTCCCGCGTTGGAATTGCAGTCTGCCCAACGATCGTTTCATAGGGCGGTGGGGGAGAGAAATAATCTGTGGAAACTCTCTGCATCTACGCATAGGATCACAAAAAGGGCAGAAAAATGTCTTTGGTAAGCAACTTTAGTCTTTATTCGCGTTTTACAAAAAGCGACTGCCTTGAGGCATCAGGTAACTGAACGGATTGCCGCGCCCCTGGCCGCTTAGGAGATGCTGTTGTTCCTGAAACGTCTGACGATACGTCTTCCAGTTCTTGGTTCTGTCTATTAATTCATCTACACCGTTATAGCTAACATTCCTTTCCTTTGATCTTGTCACAGCCTGACGAGCTAATCTGACACTCTCGTCATCAAGGGTATTTGAAGCTTCCTCGTTACGTTCAGGTGGCTCCCCTTCGAAATCGGCGGAGACACTATCCCCATTATCATACTCGTCCCAAAAGTAATCATCCTCCGGGAAAGTATAGTTTCCAGTATTAAAGCTCGGAGGTGGGACCCAATGTGGATTTAATATCATATGTCTAAAGTACCTCGGCGACAAAGCTGCCGCCCTGTGAAAGTAGTCCATTAATTTATTTATGAAGTCCCTATGCGTCGCGTAGAAAGACGGGTCAAGGCTAGCCGCCGTTTTATCCAAAGCAATGGAGACATCATTCCCCTCAGTACTCAGGAAACTCTTTACGGATTCCTGAAGGTAGCGTATGACCCTAATCTCCTCATCGCTGAATGATATAGGCACAGGAAGGGTCCGTTTTCTATTGGTTAACAAGAAATTCAGAGTGGCATGGAGATCGTCCCTATGCCTATGGCCCAGATCGCGGCTAACCGATGTTATCTCATTGTACGTCTCTTCGTCTATGTGTCTGCTGCCAATCGTTTCCCTGTATAATGTGAGAAGGTGACCAATGTACGTGGTCTTTGACACAGTAAGAACGTCCGTAAAAGGCGCCACCATGAGCAGGAGCAAACGCGTATTAGGCGTCAACAGGGATGATGCAGCAACACCTTCACCTGACGGGTTCTGGACACCCCACAGATGTCTAAGATTTTCAAAGGCGGCATTCAGATTCACTATCTGGGACCCGTGACGGGACGTTTGAAAGAAGAAATGAGGACCCGACTGATAAACCTCCGATTGTGGAACTTCCATCACCATTGCTTTCAAAGCGTTAATGAAACCCATATAATTCTCTTGACCTCTTTCTACAGTCGCAGGTATCGAATTTAAGAAGGCGTTAAACGTGACTAAGGAGGACAGGCCTTGGGCCTCCAGCCTCGACTTTTCCGCAAGAACGTTTCTCACATCCCTCACCAGATGATCTAAATTGCTCTGAACGTTATTACTGTTATAACGTGACACGCGTTGAATTAACGCATTGTACAGTTGTGCTCCCTCGTCTTTGCGTATTGCTTTAACTCTTATTAACGCTTCAACGATAGTCATAATCTTATCGTAAGTGGGATTCTTTCGAGAAGGAACGACGGCTTCCAAAATTAACTCGAAACGTTGCGATTTCGGCAAACTTCTAAAATGCGCACTGTTTAAACCCATTACGCGGTTAAGCGTACTGTCCCATTGATTCTCCATTACTCTGCGGAGATGCAATAGCGATTAACGTTTTAGTCTCCTTCATCCTCCGAGGTCTCATTCAACCCGTATGCGAAATCCTTGGAAAACGGTCCCGAGGACTCCAACGTTTCGCAAAGGGCGTCTCTGAGGCCCATCATTAGTTCTGAGTCCCCTGTCTCCAAATACCGGCTAGCGCTAATGACCCTCTGCAAGCGTTCATTTCGATATACGCCTAGATCGTCACATAGACAAAGGATTTTCATGACCATACGCATATAAAACGTATCTATTTTAACCTCTTTATCTAGTGGGACAAACGGCGTTTTGAATATTTTTCTAGCGTAATACCTCCCAAGGGTGATCACTGAATAATTGACGGCGGCTACCTTTTCGGATGTTCTCAAGCTCCTCTCCTGCACAATTATAGTTTGAAGGATATTCACAAGATCCAAAAGCCAACGGCTTTCCGGCGCGTTAATACTTAACAGCGCGTCTCTGAATATCCCATCATCCCTGGAATGCTGAACGATCAAGAATAGTTGGGCATTGAGCGTTTTGCTCGACGGATTACTGACGAAGGCCTCGATGAAGTCCCAAAGATACATAAGACCAATATTCACTTCTTCCCTACTGATCAAAACTCTAATGTGATTACTAAAGGTCTTTTGAAAATTAGCCTCCTGCTTTGCTGTCTGTTCATATGCCGTTACCAGATCAGCCGCCTCCATGTGCTTACGGGCCGCCGAAACACGGCTTGAGGGATCAATCTCAAAATCGTTTTCAGTCAGCACCCTCATTTTATCCAGTTGGATCTCTTTTCCCGACCTATATTTCATATCTCTCATCTGTTCCATTTCATCTCCTGGATGATCTCTGAAAACATTTTTTTCTGGTATGTATGATTCGGAACTATCCTTTTTTAGACACACTCTAGGATGTTTATCAGGTTCATGTCCTTCAATCCTCGCTAATCCTTCTCCTTCTTCGGCAATATGTGTTACTGGTTCCGTTAAATTAATCGAGGAGGGTTTCATCTGACGTAGTACGGGATGCATCTGAAAGGTTACATTTCTCTTTCAGAACGCGATGGACTATGCATTCCTCACAGGGCAGACCCGATACACCATCGAACTTTTTTCGCCGATCAGAAACATTTGGAACCGCGCCAGGGATTGGATCAGATCATCCACAACTGCTGCCGGCATCGCTTGGATGTCTAAATACGTGTACAACTACCACCGTCTCATGCTCATGAACCTGTCTCCCCGTGAACCTGCCACTCATCACTGGCCCCTCTACTATTATCCTCCTCCTCATTTTTTAGTTGGTTATCAGTTCATAGTGAGAACATGTAATGAATATATCTTTGACGTACGATCTTATAGCCGCCTGCGTTACCATGACCTATTGGCTCCAAACCAACAGTTCGTCAACTGGAGCACTCTATGCAATTGTTCTTATACAATTGACACGGGTGCTTATCACCGGTTTGTCGACCTTGATAACTTTGAGCAAACGCTGTTTCAAATTCAACAGGCGGTTCTGGCTGAACGCATTGTAGCTGACCTTGCACTGATCAGACCTTTACGAGGATACGGGCGTACGAACATTGAAGACGACGAGGATGTCCCTATCGAACAGATTCTCACAGAACACTTTAAAGACCTCGGCCAATGTCAACAGGAAGCCTGGGGCATGGCCGATAGGATCCGCATACAAAGATCTAATGGACAGAATGCGGAGATTTTGAGGATTATACGCCGCCTCAAGGCCGCGTATTTTCGATACTTAACATATAGAGATAAAGACATGTTGAGCCTACCTTGCGAATGTGACTGGGTAGAGGCCTTTATGGATCACTTCTGTCCGCAGGACTTAGAGATGGAACCTGGTCACCTGCAAGAAATGGAGCCACAGGTGTTACTGAAAGCCGTGATTAGCGCTTTGTCACTTCCGTCGCCCTTTCAGGACAATCTCCGAGGAGGGGCTTTTGAACTTAGAGCAAGAGAAGATGGAAGGGCGGTGACGGAAACCATGCGTAGACGTAGGGGAGAAGTGATCGAGCGCTTCATTGACCGTCTGCCAATCCGTACACGTCGACGTCGCAGAACTCCTTCACCAAGTCCACCGTCTTCTGTCGATTTAGAAGAAGCGCTAGTACAGGAAGCTATTCCCACCTTTGAAGAGGAAATTCGGAATACCATTTCCGGAATCATTAGAGCTCTGGAAGAGGAATTGACCGTCTCTGCCAGAGATCATACTTTTTTTAATTTTGTGATTCATTTCTATGAAACTATGTCTAGGTTAGAAAACATGGGAGAAATCAGCGAAACCGTTATACGAAGATGGGTCATGAATTTCTTCATCGCCGAACACCTCGCCACGACCCTTAACTATCTTCATTCCACACTCATTCAATCCCCGCAGTTTACTCGACACCTGGAACTCATCCTCGCGCAGATAGTGTTGAGGGGGAGGGACGAAATGGGAAATGTGATTTTTAGCCGCGTATGGAGCGAAGATGGTTCCGAATCTTTTCCAAACTTAATGCGACGAATTGCGATTGATTTGGCAGGAAATGTCGAAAGGGCGGGGTACGAAGAGATAAACGAAGATGAACTAGAACAGTTTATGACCGACATCGCGTTCCATGAGAACAGCGGTGACATACAGGAAGTTCTAAAGCAGGTCGGCGCTAATGATGCAAATATTGATTCTGTGGAATTGTCTTTTAGGTTCAAGATAATGGGACCTGTCATTTTCAGCCAGAAGAGAGAAATACAAAACATCAATCGAAGAGTGATCACTCTGGCAACTCAGCTACGGAGACAACGGCAACCACTGCCAACACTCAATCAGGTGGTACACCTTCCCCCAATTTAAAAGGATGCGTAACTCCCAAACGTGCTACTCTTACACTCTTTGGCACTACTTCCGACGGTGAGATTATAGAAATCAAATACCATTCACATTTCCAAAGTTCACTTACCGCCCTGTTCAAAACCTTTGGTTGTCCCATACCCTCTGCCTTCAAAAACCTTTTACCTTCAAATATTTTTACGACGCTAGAACAAGAAACGGAAATCAGAACCTCCTTGTACGTGTCCTCCAGGGGAAAGTTTCAGGTGCTACACTTTGAACATCCGGAAATCGCGGTTCCATTTCCCGTCAATTTCCTTCTACATCGAAACAAGGTTTTCCTAATAAAAGCCGTTCAGAGCGCAAGTAAATGCGACTTCTGCGGCTCTTTCTATAAATCCACCCATACGTGCAACGTTAGAAGGCGGGACTTTTACTTTCACCACATAAATTCAAACAGTAGTCAATGGTGGAACGCCATCTCTTTTTTCCCGGTCGGGTCTTGCGCTAGCATACGACGCCTCTTCATTACCTATGACGTGGAAACATACACCTGGCATGGGCGTTTCGGAAAACAACTTGTTCCGTTCCTACTAGTGTTCAAACTGACCGGCGACTTGGAGCTTGTCGCAATGGCGGACTCTCTAGCGCGACAACAGGATTGGGAACCCTGGCAGGCCTCCCCGAATACCTTCTACCTTCTTAATCCAAATAAAACTTTTATCGGGCATAGGTTCAAAGTTTACAGGCGTCGACTTCAGGAGACATTAGTTTCCGAATTACAAAGTATCTTTCTTTCTAATAATCCACATCTGCGCGAACTGTGTGCACATAAAAGGATTGACTGTCTCGACGATTTGACTTTCAAAGACCTGACTGGAGTACAACTCAAAGGTGAACCTTCCTTTACAGAGGTTTACGTCATCGGACACAATATAAATGGATTTGATGAGATAGTATTGGCGGCTCAGGTGATCAACAGTAAATCTGAAACTCCGCCACTCTTTAAGGTTTTCAGGAATTTCTTGCCAAGAAACGGAAAGATACTCTTCAACGACATCACCTTCGCGTTACCCAACCCAGCGTTCAGGAAGAAGAGTGAAGGATTCGAAACCTGGGAAGAAGGTATTTGCCAAAGTGCGGATCTCAAGTTTCAGTATGTGAAGTTCATGGTAAGAGACACTTTCGCACTCACTCACACCAGTCTCCGGAACGCGGCGAAGGCATACGAACTGCCGATTCAAAAGGGCTATTGTCCTTACAAAGCTGTAAATGATTTCTATATGGTAGGTTCTTACCGAAAGGATAAAGATGGCTTTCCAGCGTCAGATTACTGGGAGTCCCTCGAAGACTATCACGCCAACAAAACACTATGGATTGAAAAAAATGAGAACGCTTACGACATAATTCAGACCACTTTAGAATACTGCGCAAATGATGTCATCGTGACTTCGGCACTTGTACAAAAATTGCAAGACTCGTACCAGTCCTTCATATCCGAGACCGCCGGCCTGAGGCTATGCACGTTCAACATTTTTCAGAGGCCGACAATAAGTTCAAATTCGCACGCTATTTTCAAACAACTGCTATACAGAAGGGAAAAGCCTAAAAGAGGTAACCTCTCAGATCTCATTCTTGCTCCATCGCATCACATGTACGATTACGTCAGATCCAGCATACGTGGAGGGCGATGTTATCCTACATTTATAGGGATTCTAGAAAAACCGATATATGTTTTCGACATATGCGGCATGTATGCCAGCGCCCTCACTCACCCACTACCCACCGGGAGACCCTTGAACCCTTTTGACAGGGCGCTGGCCATAGATGGATGGCTTAGGAAACTTGACAATCGGGCGAAGATTGACTATTTTGACACTTCCCTCTGTCCCGGAATCTTCACAATCGATGCCGACGCGCCCGATGACGAGTTTCTAGACCCACTCCCCCCTTTCTGTTCCCGAAAAGGAGGACGATTGTGCTGGACGAATGAAAATCTGAGAGGCGAAGTAGCTACCTCAATAGACGTTATAACCTTGCACAACCGAGGCTGGAAAATACGAATACTTGAGGATGACAGAACCACCGTGTTCCCCCAATGGAAATGCCTCGCCAAGAATTACGTGCAGTTAAACATTGAGGCAAAGGAGAAGGCGGACAAGGAGCACAACCAAACGCTGCGTAGCATAGCAAAACTGTTATCTAACGCTCTTTATGGATCTTTCGCCACGAAACTAGATAACAAAACAACAATATTTTCTGAACAATTAGAAAATGAATTTAGAAATGAAATCCTACAAGGGAAATATATCATCAAATCTTCCTCGTTCATAGAAACAGAAAACTTAAGCGCAGAAATTCTACCCGAATTTGTCGTAGCGTACTCACCCGCGGCGGATTCTTCCCCCTCTAGGAAGCAAGCCACCACAAATGAGGATCCCTGGCCAACGGGCCCTTTAAATACCCCTGGAGGGGGTCACGTGACCTACACTTATAAACCAATCACATTCCTGGATTTTGAGGATACGGACATGTGTTTGCAGACTTTAGAAAAAAACTCCGCTTTAATAGACAATAACAGGTACCCATCTCACATTGCTTCCTTTGTTCTCGCTTGGACCAGAGCCTTCATGTCAGAGTGGGCAGACTTTCTATACGAAGAGGATCGAGGAAAACCGTGGGAAATCCGCCAACTTAAATCTGTCTACGGCGACACAGACAGTCTCTTTACAACGGAACTCGGAAAGAAGCTCATGGAGGAAAAAGGTAAACGAAGGCTAAAAAAGTTTGGAGCAAAAATGATTTTTGACGAAAATAACCCAGACCTTACTTGGGCCGTTGAATGTGAGACCTTATGTTCGCTTTGCCACTCCGAGGCTCACAGCCCGGAGTCCGTTTTCCTAGCCCCCAAACTATACGGTTTAAAACACCTGGTTTGCGATCATTGTGCTTTCATCGGTCCCGGGAAACTGCGAGCTAAAGGTCATGCAACCGACCACCTTACATATGATGACTTAACATCTTGCTACCTTAATGATATACAGGGGGGAACACAACGTTTCTTCTCGAAGAGGATGAGCATAAAGAGGACACTGGTGAGTCACCAAGCTCATGTACAACCATTCACGGTCACGGAGACAACGCTCATTCGGAAACTACGTCCTTGGAAAGACAAAACGCTTCACGAAGTGGATCAGAACCATCTGATTCCCTACTCGAATCGGAACCCAAACCCAAGAAACGAAGAGGTATGCCTGATCAATTTGCCCTGGGACATGTGAAATCAATGTGGGAAAGGATGCAGACGCTAAACCAGGCTCTCCAAAACACTTCCGGTTCGGAAAACTTAAAGACTCTCCAAAACTTCTCATCCTTTGATGAACTCTTATCCCTGGCTGGTGCCAACTTTCTACAGGAACTGAAAGAGCACAATATACATGTAGAGCGTCTACTGAATGAGGTATCCCCTTTTCTAAATGACAAGGGTAACTGCAAATCTCTCAATTTCTCCCTACAACCTTTGATCGCTGTTATTTACGGTCCTACCGGAAGTGGTAAATCTCAACTTTTAAGAAACTTGATGTCCTGTCACTTGATTAACCCCGCGCCGGAAACTGTATTTTTTATCACACCACAGATTGATATGATCCCTCCACAGGAGGTTTTAGCGTGGAAAACGCAAATCTGTGAGGGCAATTATGCCATGGGTCCTGCTAGCACCATTATCCCACAGAGTAGCACACTAATGCCTTCTTTCATTATGCTACCTTACAACGACCTTACCTTAGAACACAATTACGATGTTACCCACCCCGATAACATTTTCGCAAGAGCTGCATCGAAGGGACCCATAGCCATCATCATAGACGAGTGCATGGAGGAACTTGGAAAACATAAAGGGGTGGCCAAGTTCTTTCACGCCTTCCCATCAAAACTTCATGACAGGTTTCCCAAGTGCACGGGATACAGCGTCTTTGTCGTATTACATAATATGAACCCAAGAAAGGATCTTGGGGGAAATATCGCCAACCTTAAGATCCAAGCTAAGATGCACATAATCAGTCCAAGAATGCAACCATCTCAGCTCAATCGCTTCATTAACACTTACACTAAGGGCCTCCCTATCGCGATAAACATGTTACTCAAAGATATATTCAACTATCATAGTGCACACCCGCAATATGACTGGATTGTCTACAATACCTGCCCACCCAATGAAGCCCTTCAGTGGTTGTACATGCATCCACAAGAGGGCGTTATCCCAATGTATCTCAACGTACAGTCCCACGTTTATACTGTACTTGAACGCATTCACAAGCTAATTCTAGATAGACAAAGATGGACAAGATATTATCACAACAAACGAAAAATGTAATTGAACATTTTCCTTTATTAAACTTCATGAAATGATTACTGCTTGATTCTTCCTTCCCTTTATTTCGTCAGCATACATTTACGGGTTCAGTAGCAGATTTAAAGTGGCTGCGTTAGTACATAGAGAAGAAGGAAATACAGTCCTCCAGGGTCAGGCGGCACTCGTGGCGTACAGCTTATCGTTTCCTCAGGAATGAACGGCGCGATGTCCACTTCCCTCAAAGCTCTGCATCTAGTGATAGAAAAAATGGTAAAAACAGTGAATCACAGGTTTTATGCAGCATGTGCACGTTCCCACCATCTCTACACATACCGTCTTCGGATGACGAAGCATACATGTAGTTGTTGCATGACGTAACCTGGGCATTTGGAACACAGTTTTCCGTAATAGAATCCAGGAGCATGGGAAATAACACGTGTCTCTCTCCACATATACACCTCACATCACGGCCGCCAGCTCTATCGGAGCTGATTATCTTCACCACCAGCACCGATTGATAAAACGTGCCACTCAACTTCAACCCATCTGACGACATGTAGTCTGTATACAGAGTAGAATAGTGGAAGGAACTACCAAATATTTCCAGACATCCCTTCCTAAACCCAAAATACACTCTGCACCTCATGAAAGTATTCTTATACATGATTGGCCACCTTTTCTTTCTGTGACCGACAATATGGACAGTAAAAAGAGGAAGAACATGGGCCCCCGAACACGTTGCCATACTGAATCCAGGGGGTCCAACCTCATTGACACTGTTCAAAAATGAATTGCCCTTCACGTAAGCGAACTCATTAAGCAATAGTGAACAGTACGTATCAGAGAAAGAATTTCCTAACAATCGAATCTCGGATGATGCATACACACCGACAATGCATTTAAAAAATGTGCTGTTTCTAACAGTTACCGTCTGGGATCCATAACTCTCTACGCCCTTGAAACATGCGGCGAAATAACACCCTCTCACAACACCGCCGGCATTTAACCTCACGGCTGTCTTCAAAAACCCCATAAAATTACAGCCATGCAGAATTACGCATGTGTATGCATCCAATAGGCTGCCATCATGACCTCTAGACGTCTCGAACACAACATTTGTTATAGTGGGGTACCACATTTCCCTAACGGTCGGCGAACTCTGACCGGTATATATCTTTAGGGCAAATTGCTCCGGCGCCTTAACCCTTACGGTGGCACCGTTACCAATAATATACACCGGATCGCGAATTACAACAGTGTAATCCAACACATACACCTCGCCGGGATCCAGTGACACTTTCACATGTCGCGAGAGTACACTATTCCAGTTGTCATCAGATCGCATGTGATAAGTGTACACTTGATCAAAGCTATATTTTTCATAGATAGAAAAAGACCCATTCTCCCTCTGATACTCTTCCCTGATTTCCTCGAAGGGGACTCTATTCATTCTCTGCCATCTATTTCCACTGGGGCGTCCTCCCACGTCTCCTCCTCCTCCTGATTCGCCAGCTCCGTCATTAACTGGGCCGCCCTCACGTCCATCATCTGCGTGTAGTATCTCCGGACGGCCAGCCATAATTCCACAGACACGAATTCCAGCAGAAAATCCGCACTAAACACGGTGTTACTTCTGTCCCACTGATCGAAGACGTATCCCAGAAACGCGACCGCCACAACAAACCTCCCGGGATTTTCAAAGCTCAGGTGTCCACTTATAAACCCCTTCAGCAAAAACACGTTCCCTTCTTTCAGTCCCCTCATAAACGGAGCATCCTCTGGCGCTAGCCTTGCAAACTCCTGCCAATAGTCTACCTTTACTTGGTGAATAAAATTGATTAGCCTAGAGTAGAATATCCTCCGCCACCACACTCCAGTCCTGGCAGAAACTCCCCTAACCAATTCCCTGACTCTTGAATACTGCAGAAACACCCTCAGAAAGTCCATCACCGGCAGTGACACTGCAATGCAGAGCCTGCCTCTTTTTATTTCCTAAGCGCCACCCCTGTCCTCAAATAACCAGAACATGGCATCCTGCCCAGGAGTAATTTTGAAGGAAAGAAAGATAAGGACTCACATTCTTCCGTTGGCAGCAATCCACTTGGAAACATCTGATCAACCGCGGGCAACGCCTCGTCATACAACACCTCCTCTCCCTCCCCAATGGAGGAAACGGGGCCTATGCCAGAAAAAGAGCAATTACTCCCATATCCTCCCTTAACCCTTAACTGCCCGCTCCATACTTACTGTACACAAAGGTTGATATCCTCCTCATGTAACACAGGCTGCATAGGACATAAGGGTCTCCCAAACGGTCACGGAACTGATTGCAGGACGAACACTGCTGCCCGGGCACCTCCGGATAATCCAATACAATAGGCTCCGACTCGTCCTCGGAACTAGGGGGCATGTCCTCATAGCAGGACAGATCCATTTCTGGCACGGATTCCGGGGTCAACGGCGGCGTTAGGATGGCTGGCGAGGGCACAGGAGAAATTGAAGGCGTTCTCAGAACCTCAGGCTCACCCTCCTCAATCGGCGCTGGCTGCGGTTCAGGGCTGATATCAAAGAGATCATACAGGGAGACGTCCCAGCTGTCGTCCACGGCGTCGACGCCGTCGTCCATATCGACCTCATCGATAATCCTAATCATGGCATAATCCAACGGCACTGTCAGGTACCTCATCACGATGGGAAAATCGAAGGATAAACAGCTCGGACCCCCTCTAAACGCGCTTCTACTACACCTCGGGCTACGCAGAGAAAATAATGGCATAGCGGAAAACGACGGCCCACCCACCGCGGCGCCAGATCAGATCCTGTTGACACGATCCACCCCTAATTACCGCAATAACGTTCCTGACTCCTCATCCGGAACGCCCAAGGTCAGAGGCAGTTAGCCGCCAGAGCGGAAACGGCTGCCAACAGATAAGAACACTTTACGACTCCCCTGGGATATTTTGACCTTGGGCCAGTACTTTTCCACGCTTCGATACGCGGTTGCAACCTTGCAAGCCCCGCCTTAACGGGCGCCATCTTGCTTTCTTGCAAGCTCCTCCCACTGTCCTGTATATTATTGATGATG